TGTTACTAAATGGATCACATCTATCTAGTTTTAATACATCTTCAAATGTATCTAATATGTTTGCAGGTAACGGCTTTAACATGTAGCCGTCATGTTCTAAGATAACAAGGGGTGTATTAGTTTGCATGCATTCTTGCCACAGATAGTAATGACTAAAAAAACATCCTACTACGCCAAGGCGACCTTTTTTCATTTTTCTTCGAAGACGAACGCCGGTTCTTTGATAATGCAAAGCTGCATCGTTGCCGTTAATTGCTTTAAAATAAGAAGGAGATAACCCGTGCAAAACAGCTTGATCATAACAATCTTTAGCCATCTCACGCGAGTGTTCATTTTCTTCAAGACATATAATTCTTGCCTTCATATACTTGCGTCTTCCATGCCGGCTACTCTAAGCTTCACAACATTAGTTATCTGCCATTGCTTTTGATCAAGACCTTTTAAGAGTCCTAACCACTTGTTGCGCATTAGTGCAAACTCGTTGATAATCTTTTCATAGTCAACAACATCTGCCTCACCGTCTACGTATTTTTCAACGTCGCGGCTTGACAGAGCTCGTTGGTAGTTTTCTAAGTATTTCTTAAAGTACGAGCTGCGCAATCTACGTAGCTCGATATTTAAGTAGTGTAGGATTGCTTCAATCTCTTGAAGCTGATTAAAACGTTGTTCAACGATACCGGGCATTTCTGCCGCGGCACGTTCAACATTGCCTTTGAGCTTTACATCGAATCGACCTTGTATCAACTCGTCTTCGAAGTGCTGTACAGCCATCGGTATCTTAGATATGTCTCGTGATACTTCGCTATACCAGCCCATTACTCATCCCACTCTTCTTCGTCATCATCGACATTATCTAAGTCTAGATAATAACTAATAGCTTCATCTAAAGGACCATCAGTACCGATAACTTCTTTAAAAGTCTCATCACTAACACCATAGTCTGCTAATAGATCAACAAACTTTTCAGCTACTAATTCCATTTGCTTTTTGTCTACGTACTCTTTAAACATTGTCCAGATGTCACTGATGTGTTCTTCATTCATTTGCAGTCGCTTCCTCAATTTGATCGATAGTTGCTTCTTCGTCAACCTCAGCGGTATTTACCACAGGCTTCATTTTTTCGTTATATTCCATCATGATCTGATCAAGTTTGCCACCAATCATCCAAGCTTTGCGATACTCGAGAACTTCTTCGCCTGCTAGATTAATGTACTTGAGTCGATTACCTTGCTTAACTAACAAGTTCTTCTTCTCAAACAATTCAACTAAACCACTGTATGGATTCATACCAGTTTCATAAGGAATCTTAACCTGCACACCTTCAAAAGGTTTTGCATAGCGTGTCTTCATTACTTTACAACCAGCACGTATACCCATAACTTCTGAGATCTTGTTGCCGTCTTCATCTTCTTTTAACTTCATCTTCTTCATTGCAACAACAATACTTGATGCATAGATAAAGCCTGAACCACCACTGATCTTGTCATCTGGATCAAACATATCCTGCGATGCATAAGTGTGGTTAGTACATACCAAGCCTACGTTAAGCGAGCCAATCATGTTAACAGTATTACGGACTAATGAAGTTAGTGCTTTAGGCTTACGACCCATATCACCTTTCATATCACCTTTGTTAAACTGATCAACATCAGTAGGTGTTAGCAACATACCCAACGAGTCAACTACAAACAATACTTTAGGACGATCTTCTGCATCCATAGCTTTATAGTCTGTAATAAATGTTGAGATAGTTTTTGCCACATCATCAATCATTGACATGTTTAGCTTGAGCAGTTTCTCAGGGCTTGTGTCAACTTGTAATGCTTGTAGCCAGCTTTCGTCAAGTGCGTTCTCAGAGTCAATTAAGACTACAAAGATGTCTTGATCCTGTGCGTGTTTTACAATGTTGCCTGAACAGAAATAACTCTTACCTGCTCCTGATTCACCTGCAAACACAGTAACCTTACCTAGCGGAACACCTCTGTGAAAATCTCCTGAGATAAGATAGTTTAGTGCATATGATCCTGTACTGATCCAATCAGTAGGATCGTTAAATCCTGTACTCATGCCTGAGATACTTTTAGTCAAGTCCTTGCGGAACTTGCTTACGTCGAATGACTTCGCCATTAAATTCTCCTAAAAAAGCTGTAAAGAACCCCCAAGCAGTATATAGTATACTGAAGGGGGTCTTGTTACTAGTGTTACGACTGGCGTGAGCGGATCATTGCTAGAATGTCGCTTGCGCCACCAGCTGGTGCTGCTTCTGCTGCTGGTGCTGCAATAGCTGCTTCTGCTACTTTAACATCTGCCTCAAAAGGTGCTGCTTCTGCTACTGGTGCCGGAGCACTTTGGCTAGTTGCAGTTGCACCTGAACTTGCTGCTTTAGTTGGATCGCCTGTACGTGCTTGCATGCCACTTGGACGGAAGTACTGACTCCAACGATCTGCATCGTATGCTTCACCGTCTACTGACGCTTCAAACATCTCTTGCATTACTTTTACAGCAGTTGCGTCTGGCTTCTTAGGAAGGAAGTCTGACAAGTTAAACAAACCGTGTGTGTTAATTGCAGCCATTTCTTGATCGTTCAATGGACGATCTCTACGTGCCCAATTACTTGTGCCGTAGTCTGCATAACCACCTTTACTAGTTTTGTTTAAACGGAAGTCTACACCAGCAGTATAATCTGTTGGTAATTCTTCCATGTCTGGATCCATTAATGCTGCCTTAATGATCTGGAAGATCTGTGGGCCAATAATGAATCTACGGATTGGATTCTCCGGTGCTTGATCGTCTGCGATAGGATTATCGTTTACGAACCCTTGGAATACGTATGAACGCTTTTTCCAATACTTACGGCCCATGTCTTCAAGACTTGCGTCTTTAAACCAACCGCGTACTTCTGCAAGGATGCCACAGTTTTCGCCGTACATTTCCATACAAGGAACTTGTACTTGTACTGGACGAGATGCTGTATCTCCTTTAACTCCTGCAAACGGAAGTTTGATCATCAAACGTTCTGCCCAGAAGAATGTGTTATCCGCATTACCGTCAGGTAGGAAACGCATAGTTGCGCTTTCGCCTTCTTTGATATTCCAAAATGGGTAAATGGGATTCGGACCTTGATTCTGTCCGCCGCCGCTTGTGCGCGACTCTTGCTCTTTAAGTTTAGCTCGAATTTCTGCTAATGATGCCATAGTTAGTGCCTCCAATTGTTATGCCTATGTGCTGTAGCGTTATTGCTACAAGTGCCTTTAAGTGTTATAGCACAGTTATAATTATAACATGTCTACAACATTTGTCAAGTCTTTTTTAAAGAAAAAGAAATAAAACTTATAAGTGGGTTAGCGTAGTCCTGCTAACTCACGAATTCTATCAAAATCGTCGTTTAGTTCGTGTGCTGTGCCTTTGCTCATCTTTACAGGATGCATTTTGCCTGATCCTTTAGGATATTCAAACTCTGACTGATGTGCTCTAGCCGCTGCTGCTGCTGCCTGTGTAAAGTTTTCGTCTACTTCATCTTCCATTTGCTGTGGTTGTGTGCGCATTTGAATCTCTTCAAACTTTGCAGTTACTTGTTCAATAAACTCTTTAGCAGGATTGATGTACTCTTCACCGTAGTCTTTTTCAACCATAGTAAGTATTGCTGTTTCGCCTTTTGGAAATGCTCCATTCTCACGATCAAAGTAACTAAGGATGAACTCGCCTAATGGTGTCTTTTGTTCATCTTCTTCCATAGACTCATCTTCTTCTCTGTTACTTAATGCGTCACCCATCTTGATAGAGTCAATACTTTGCATTACTGGATACAATACAGTTACAACTTGATTACCAAACGCACCGTCTTTCATACCGCTATCATCGCTGCCAGCAATCTCTTTCTTCTTAGCAATGCCGCGTAATTTCATCATATCGTCAATAGCTGATTTGAAGTCTTTATCAATACCACTAAAGCCGTTTGTTTTAGATTCGATCCAAGTGTATACGTCCCATACATCACTAGCATATCTGTTTGCAAAGCCACGTGGCATTTCTGCTTGTCCGCGTTCAAAAGACTTACCAATGCCGCGTAATTCGCCTAATAGGTCACTGGCATCCTTTGCACTATCAATATATGCTTCGTCTAAGTCACCGATGCCGTTGTTGTTTGCATCTACCCAATGACTACCTTTCGGGTCATGTGAGTCATGCTTACAATCTGTAGTAGGCTTGTTAAAGGTGTCTCCGCAGTCTTTACATACTTTTGTTTCTTCTTTAGCTTCTGCAAATTGACCCATCATGTCTTCAAAGCCTTGCTCTAGTTCAATTTCTTCTGGAATTTTTTCGCATTTGTTTACACGTTTGCCTGCGTTCTTTCCAGTACCTTTTTGTGTACCAACTTTTCTGTGTCCAGGCCAGCAATTGTCTGGTCCTGCTACTTCTTCTAAATCTTCTGGTCCTAGTGATTTTGCTTTGCTTGCTTCACTTACTAGATTATAAATGTATGGAAATACATCTGCTAATTCTTCATTAAACTGTTTAATAGTTAACTGATCAATCCAATTCTCTGCAACGTCTGTAGGTACATCTTCCATCATTGGCTTAGCATATGCTGCAAATGTTTCTGCATAAAACTTCGGCTTTTGCAATGACTCGATTGTTTTCTTAACTGTACTAATACGTTCTTTAACTGCGTCAACATATCCTGCTAGGCTTTCTGCCATTACAGCACTACGACCCATATAGTTGTTAAACTTGCGTAATTTGCTCATTTCTTCTGATAAGCCTACAATGTGTCCACCGAACTCATCATGCGGTTTGCCGCCTTCTGCTACGTGACGTGCCATTGCTCTTGCACCACTTAGGTGTTTGAATGGATATATAAAACGTTCGCCTTCTGCGCTTTCAATGTAAATTTTACCAATGCTGCGTGTACGCCCTGCTGCACTTTCTTGATCAACACCTTCTGTGTGCTTAATTACAATACGTGCTTCACCTATCTTTTGATAGCTAATTCTACTAGTGCCATATAGTTTTGATTCGTTCATGTTCTCGTCCTCAGGGGTTTTCGCTAAGAATTTATAATCTCTTTTATTTAAATTTGACTTTGTAATGTCTCGCACACTATATTCCATCATGCGCTTTTTACTAAAGATACGCAATTCTTTTAGGAAATCGTACCACGCATCTTGCGTCATTTCGTCTTGGTCTTCCATAAAGTCTTTGCTGTATATAACAGTTAGTCCTTGATCTTCATCAATACTTACGCTTACTTTACCTAGACCATTATAATCAAAATCAAAGAAACGTGCCATAGTTGGCTCATTTGTAACTGTTCCTGCTTCGTCACCTATGGTAACTTCTGGAAATCTTCCTCTAATCTTATTAAAAAGGTCTTCACCTATTTTGTCAAATTCTTGCATATTGTATTTATCTACCTAGTTAAAAGTTACTACTTATAAAGATAGGCATAGGTGCTTCGTAATCATCCATATCTTCAGCTTGTGTAAAAGTATTATATATCTTTGGATCCCAGTCCTTGAGTACTGCCATCATTCTAAGCGCAAGTAATGTTGCGCTTACTAAGTCGTCTGCCATACCTGACTTTGCTTGATAACTAGTACCTGTTGCAACAAAGCCTTTAAGTTCGGAAATAAGTGGTTTACTATTAAGCGACATTTTATCATTTTCGATCATAGTTTTAAGTCTACTACACGCTGTAATTTTAGTACCATGAGTAGTATTAAATCCTTTACGGAATTTTCTAACATGGCCCTTGCGCATTGGTTCACTTACAAATAGTCCTGGTATATTTTCTTCACCAAAATCGCTGATAACAAGTAAACATGCTTCGCCTATACCGTTGTTTTCGACACTCCAATATATGCCATTATCGTTATTAGTTTCTTGTTGTAAGTATCTGCAGATGTCTGCAAGCACTCTTATTTGTCCAGGTATAGCAGTTGTGTTATGTTGCCACTCTGCTACTTGCACATAACTAGGTAGTTCAAATACTTGTATAGCTGCGTTGTCGCCGCCGGTTCCCATACTAGGGTCAAGTGCTACTGCATATGTATATTGCGCTGTAGGCTTCTTATACCAGCGTGTTTGGCCCATGTTAAGCACAGGAGCTATACCTTCCATAACAGCAAGTTTTAAACTATTGATTAGTGTTTCGTCAAATACAAGGAATTCACATCCGTATTCACGTCGGAACTTTTCTTCACCAATTCGGCCAACTTCTGCTACTTTCCATTCTTCGTCACGATCTGGATGTTCACTCCAATGTGCTATAAAGCTGTGGAAACCGTTTGATCCTAGCTCTTGTTCATTACCGTGTTTGTCAAACTTATTTTCTGCTTGTTTCCAAATGGTTGCAAAGGTATCTTCATCCGAGTTTGGTGTGCTTGTAATAATAGCACGACCACCTGTTGCTAGTGTAGGAGATATTGAAGTCCAAAACTCTTCAGCAATATTAGGTTGTACAAATGCAAACTCATCACAGTATAGCAATGATATACTCATACCACGTCCTGTGTTGCCTGTTGTTGTTTGTGCTACAATACGCGAACCATTTTCAAATTCAATTGATTGTTTGTTATAACTTACAACACCTGCACGTATATGATCAGGACAACTTTCATATACAAAGCGTATGCGTGACATAATCTCTTGTGCGCCTGTGTATTTGTGTGCTGCAACTAGAATAGTTTGATCTGGTTTAAACATTGCATACCATGCTAGATAGATACTAGCACATGTAGTTTTTCCTGTTTGTCTAGGCATCATGTTAATGTTAAAACGGAAGTTGTGATAACTGTGCATTAACCCTAGTTGATACTCGTAAGGATCGTATAACAGTTTACCCTTTACAGGATGCTGAATGTAAGCAAACTTTTTAGCAAAATATAAGTATCCTTCATCTGGATCCATACACCCCATCAAGTCTGCAACTTGTTCTTCAGTAAAAGTTTCTTGTCTGTTTGCCTTCTTTATTAAGACGCCGTCTAATGATGCTGCCATATTAGTACTTATCCTATTATATTGTCGTAATATCCAATGTCGAACCTGAGGTCAAATAGTTTGCGCCTATCTTGTTGGATTAAAATATGTGTAGGAGCAGCATGTTTGCCGTATCTAGGCTCACTCCATAACCACTCGTATTCTAAACTAGTGTCTAGTTTACTACAAAGTTTCTTTAGACGCCTACGATTATAGTTGGGTACAATGTAAACAATGGCTTGGTTATTTTCTAAGTGTTCCCACTCTCCGCGCCATTTTGTAACTTTAATTTCGCCCTTTTTCCATGCTGCTGCACTCCAAGGACATACGGGCTTTATACTATCGAAGTATGCTTCCCAATTAATATCGTCTTTTACCATATAACTATTTACTCAAGCAAATAGGTCCCTAAGGACCTATTTGGTTAGTGCATCTAATTATTAAGACTTACTATTTG